GCAAAGACTTACTATTTTGGAAGAAGGTATATATTACAATACCTCAATATCAGACAACACAGCCATGAAGTTTGAAACATTCCTTCAGGCGCTTTCTGATGAGCTTCCAATAGAGGTCGAGGCTTACGCTACTGAGGCCGCAGAAAGAGTGGCTAAAGAAACAACCATAAGTACACTACAACAATTCTCTGAAAATTTAAAGAAAATAGATGTCAAACTCGATAAGTGATTCTATAATATCATAGATTATTTATAGGAGTTATACATGCCGACATATGATTATGAATGCAGCGAGTGTGGTTACTACAAAGAAGTTTTCCAGAAATTCTCTGAGAAGCCTCTCGTGAGATGTCCCGAGTGTAAAAAGCATAAATTCAGAAGAGTCATCTTAAACGCACCTCACGTTTCAGTAAAAGGTGAACCTACTACTGTTCAGCACTTAGCTGACCGCAATACTCAAAAGCTAGGTAGGTACGAGCTACAGGCAAAAGAAAAGGCAGATAACATAGATAAAGTTATGAAAGATGCTGAGGCTAACAATCGCAGACGAAAGATAAATAAGATGACTTCAGCGCAGAAAAAGAACTATATTGAAAAGGGTGAATGATGTCAGAATTAAATAGGTCAGATATACCTCACAGCGCCGTCATCAAGATACAAATCAAAGTTCATCAACAACTAAAAGATGGCAGTCTCAATCCCAAGTATCTTTCTGTGGACGAGTTAAACAAATTAGGCATCGCTCCATGCGCGGAGATGAGGGTAGACGGTTTTGACAAAAACTCATGTGTAAAAAACGTACTAAAAAAATTGGAGAAGTTAAATGGCTAGATGGGAAAATGAAGACTTAGACAATCTAAATCTTCCAACTCCAGACAATAAGGTATCAACGTACTATGGAGCAGGAGCACAAGAGACAGAGACTTCAGATGCTTTTGTTAAGGTTGTTGATAACAATGGATATAAAACTTATTATGTAAAGTTTGGTAGAGGTGAATTGTTAGATCCTCTTGGCGCCGACAAAGGCAAACACAACAGACCTTACTTTGATTATAAAAAAGTAGATGAAAAGGTTTACGCTTACTATATGAAATATCTAGAAACTAGGGAGCGTATATTTTTGACAAGATCTAGAAGAGCATTAATGGAGAGAAACTAATGACTAAAAAAGGCCCGCTTTCAAAAAAAGAAAAAACTTATATCGAAGAGAACAGATCTCTTGCTGCTGAAGAAATTGCAACAGAGTTAGATAGATCAGAAGCTTCTGTTCGCAAACATATAGCTACACTAAAAGACGAGGACAAGCCACAGAGTATTGCTGGTGAGCAATTCGCTAGAAACCAAAAGTATGGCGCCACAATTATGACTGAAAACGCTTCTATGGCTGGAGATGCTACAAAGGGTAAAAGACAGCCGAGTGAAGAAGAAGTCAATGTCGCTAAAAGACATCGGGGATCTATTCATAAAATTAAAGGAGACTAACCGTGATTTGCACTGTAAGAGATGATCATATTCGCAAACTGATCATGGAAGACATCTCTATGACTTGGAAATGCACCCTGAATGATGGGACTATAGTCTGGGGTGACTATGAAAGGCCGGGAGTCGAAGAAAGCCCTTGGGTTAGACTTCAAAGATATTGCGAAGAAAACAAAAAGTTCATTTGTAAAGCTCAGGTTATTGTAATGGGAGCCCCAGAAGAAATCGTGTTTGAAGACGAGAATGGTCTTGACGGCTTCTTTATAGCTAGAGGTTTCTCTAGGGATATTGATATGGCTACCGGAGAAGGCCCAACATTTCAGCATATGACTTTCGGTCTACTGGAAGATAATTTAGAGTTTGTTGATATTAAGAAATACAGTTGGCCAGAATGTGAGTTTGAAGAATTTTCACAAAGAAGGCAGGCTACACAAGAAAACCTTTCTTTTATGATATGGCGCGATGGCGAAACAAAGAAGTCAAGCGAGCAGGTTCAAGTCACCCTCAACGGGTGAGTATTGTACCGTAGGTCAGTATCTAGCTGAGATACTAATACAACGTAAGGCAGAGAAAGATAATGTCGGTTCTTTGTCTTACAAGTTCTGGAATAAGACTCGCAAAAAACAATATGAATTACAGGTTCAAAAAGTATACCAACTTATACGTGCATTTGGAGAGGATGCTGTATATGATTACATTATAAGAAAGAATAAGCGGGTGTACAGCGCAGCTCCTAAGTGGGTTAAAGATGAAATTCAAAAACACAAAAGATGGCTAGATAAACAACCAAAGAAAAAATCAGCGGAAGTGATTGAAGTCAATAAAGATAATATTGAATCGCAGCCAAGAAAAACATTTGGAAGAAAAACACTTTTTACAAAATTGAGGAATAGTAATGGCAAAGACAAAGAAGAATGACCCATCCTTCATCAAAGATATTGTTAAAAAATATGGCAATGTAATATCGACCGGAAACCAAATCTTAGAAAGGCGAAAAGATTACAAGGTTGTAAGCGTCAGTCCTGCCATTGATTTGGCTCTTAACGGAGGCATAAAAGAAGGCTCTTGGGTTATTTTGACAGGAGACCCAAAGTGCGGGAAGACTACTACCGCGCTACAAATTGCGGCTAATTGCCAAAAAGAGGGAAGGCCAATTATATATCTTGATGCTGAAGGCAGATTAAAAGAAATGAACCTGCTTGGAGTTGATGGTCTTGACAAAGAAAAAATGCAGATTATTCATTCGGAAGATGAGCCACTCAGCGCTGAAGCATTCTTAGACATTGCCGTTAAGCTAGTTAGCGCAAAAGAAAACGAGGGCTGTGTCTGTATCATCGACTCCACATCTTCTCTCATGCCAGAGAAAGAACTAGACGGAGATATGACACCCGGTCGTGCAGGACTACCAAAAATATTGTCAGTGTTCTGCAAAAAAATGGGACAGATAGTGCCCAACCAAAAGGCGACCTTAATTATTATCACACACTTCATTGCCAATACCTCTGGCTATGGAGCATCTAGAATGCCGGACTGCGGCAGAAAAATCCAATACCAAGCGGACACAAGAATGGAAGTGAAGTCCATTAGCCCTTGGGTTCAAAGTGACACTCAGGTTGGGCAGGCTGTAAACTGGAAAGTGGTATGCTCATCAATGGGATCTCCGGGAACTGAATGTCAAAGTTGGATTAAATATGGACATGGAATTGATAAGATCCAAGAAATCATTATGCTAGCTTTGGACATTGGACTCATAGCCAAGGCAGGAGCTTGGCTAACGTGTGAATTTATGTTAGGTCACGCCGATGTTGTGAAAAAGATCAAACCAGAAGTAAATCAAGAAGACTCAGAGGCAGTACTTAAAGCTGTTAAGTTCCAAGGACAGGAGAGACTATATAACTTCCTGCTTGCAAATGAGGAAGTTTTTGATATACTAGAAAAAGAAATAAAGGGTATGCTTTAATGTATGTAGAAGGTCTTGACGGAAAAACTTGGAAGTGGAACCCCTCTAGAAGTCAAGCTTCGGTAGATGAAAAAAACAGATCTTCTTTGCATAAAAAAGCAAGATCCATCTTGAAAGAAGTATATCCTTATGATAGAATACTAGAGGAAGTGACATTACCGGGAACAAAGACGGGTTCTAGGAGAACACTTCTGTACGCTGACTTGTATGTGCCTAATAGAGATTTGATTGTAGAGGTACATGGCGAGCAGCACTTTGAGTTTAACTCATTTTTTCACAAGGACAAGATGGCATTTTTCAAGGCTCAGGCAAGAGACAAAGATAAGAGAGCTTGGTGCAAGATAAACCACATAACTTTAATTGAACTAAACTACAACGAATCTGAAGAAGAATGGAGAGCAAAATTTGACTAACGAGCAGAAAGCAAATGAGTTCCTTCAGAAAGTTGATGACTGGATTGAAGATAGAAACGTAGACTTAACAAAACCCAATGAAGAAGTCGATGGAATTATGGCGTTAACAGTGCCAGAGCTAAGATCTCTAGATCAGCAAAAGGCTCTTTCTTTTAGTTTTGTTCTATTTTCACATGCAGAATATTTACAGTCGCTACATAATAAAGAGAAGACTGTGGTTAATTTTTGTAATGACAGTATTTGGTTTATAGTGGCAGACAAGATGGATAACTATGGCGGCCAGTACGCCAAGTGGGAAGTCAGATATTATTCTGCAATCAAGGAAAACCCAATGGCATCAGAGCTAAATAGATTAAAACTATCGTCTGAAGCTAGGGTAAACCGAATAGCTGGTAAAATTGATTCCGTGAAAAAGATGGCTACAGTGCTTCACGATATTGGGAAAAGACGAGGTTATTAATGAGTATTATAGAAACAGCAAAAGACCTTTTGAGAAAAGGCATAGCACTAAACGATGAAGACTTAATTAAAATGGCAAATTCTCTCTTGACCGAACAAGAGGATTCCGAAACACCTGACCAGCCTGTAAAAGAAGAGGTTGTTATGCGGGATTCTTCGGTTGAGAGAGCTTCTGCCGATGACTTTGTGGTCAAAAGAGAGCAGCCAGCGCAGAAGAGAGTTCCTGTAAATCAGGTAGGCTCTAGGGAAAATAGCTTTGTAGATGATGGCACAGAGCATACAGACATAGAAACACCAGACTTCACGCCAACAGAACGGCGACAAGCGCCTAAAAAAGTCAAGCAGCACTGCGAAGCTTGCTCAAAAACATTTGAGGTCTCAGAAGTTCATCGTAGAGAGTGGTTCATGTGTGATAAATGCTTGGAGAACAAGAGAAGATGATTATACAAATTAAAAAGCTTGCCGATGATGCAACCATACCCACTAAATCAAATATCTCGGATGCAGGCTGGGATTTGTATTCTTCAGGCATGGCTACTATAGTGTATCCCCATGAAAGAAAATTAATTTCTACGGACATATCTATAGCGATTCCTGACGGCTACTGTGGTTTGATTTGGCCGAGGTCTGGCTTGTCGGTCAACAGTGGAATCGACATCCTTGCAGGTGTGATTGATTCTGGATACAGGGGTGAAGTAAAAGTCTGCATGCTCAATACGTCTGATACGCTGGTACATATACATCCGGGCGATAGAATTGCTCAATTAATTATACAAAAAGTAGAGGACGTAAGCTTTACTGAAGTTAAAAATTTAGATGATACTAGCCGAGGCGATGGTGGCTTTGGTAGTACAGGGAGATAGATATGCCTTTGAATAGATTACAACAAATTATTGCCGAGAGAAAAGCAGCAAGAGAGCAAACTGATCCGTCTACAGAAGAGGGCGAAGAATCAACTGTTGCCACTAGAACCCGAGGCGAAGCAAGAAAAGAAGCAAAAGAAGAACGCAAAGACGAGCGTCAGGAAAAAGTTAAAGAAAGACGGGAATACCGATTAGAGAAGCTGAACGCCATAAAAGAAAAAGTTTATGCCGTAGCAGCCAAAAGAAAATGGTTGTTTTTTATCATAGCAGGCGCTATAGTAGCGTACCTAGTTATCTTCAAAGGTGGTTTTGGAGGCGGTGATATTTTAACTAAGATCAAAGGATTTTTTGGATAATGAAAAAAGCACTAACTTTGGAATGGAAAGATTTTTTGTTGGGCGTATTTTTAAGCGCAACTATTTGTATGGGTTTCTATATTTTTAGAGGAATGTAATGAACTTAGGTATGCTTGCAATTACCACAGCCTCAATCATGTATTTAGTTGTGTGTACTTCTTGTATAAAACAAAAGGATTATCCACATGCTCTCATGTGGTTTTCTTATGCGATGGCTAATATTGGACTATTATGGTACGAGATCAAAAAGATAAGCGCAAATTAGAAGACTTGGCGGCAGAGAGGGCTGTACTATCTGGCTTATGTCAGTACGGTCTTGATGCTTTGTTGGAATCTGATTATCTTGAAGCGGAACACTTCACAGACGCAACAAATCAGATGCTGTTTAAGTGTGTCAAAAAGTCTCTTCAGGATGTGAACAAGGTAGAATTATCATCAATTCTTTCTGCCGCTAATCAACTTGGGTTTTATGAAAGTATAAACAACCAAGAAGAGGTAGGTTTTCTCAGGTCTCTGTTCAACTTCCCAATACATAAAGAAAATGTCGGATTCCACGCTGCAAAGTTGGCTAAACTCCAAATTGCCAGAGATGTCAAAAAGACTCTAGCTGTTTGCTCAACTAGAATAGATAAGATAACTGGTGACGAAGATATTAATGATATTATTTCCATTATAGAAACTCCCGTATTAGACGCTACTGCCAAAATATACCAAAGGTCTGACAATAAACCAGAGGTTATTGGTAACGAAGTAGCCGACTATGTTGAGTTTTTATCTGAGAACAAGAGTGATATGCTTGGTATCAGCACAGGGTTTCCAACTTATGACGAAGCGATAGGTGGTGGCCTCCGCAGGAAGTGTGTTGACCTGATTGCCGCAAGACCAAAGGTTGGTAAGTCTATGTTTGGGGATGCCGTCGCTATGCATGTATCAAAGAACTTAGATATTCCCGTGCTTGTGTTAGATACGGAAATGTCTAAAGAAGACCATCTAAATAGGATGCTCGCAAACATCAGTGGCGTAGAGATAAATACAATATCAAGCGGCAAGTTTGCAGATAATGAGCTTAATCTTGAAAAAGTTGAGATGGCGGCAAAGCAACTTGAAGAGATTCCTTATCACTATGTCAGTATCGCTGGTCAACCTTTCGAGAATATACTAAGCATTATGCGTAAGTGGATATATCAAGAGGTTGGGTTTGATGAGACTGGCAGAACTAAAGATTGCTTAATAGTATATGATTATCTCAAGCTAATGAACTCTAGCAGTATTTCTAATTCTATGCAGGAGTTTCAAGTGTTGGGCTTTCAAATAACGCAGCTACATAACTTCTGTGTTAAATATGATGTCCCCTGCCTAAGCTTTGTGCAGCTAAACAGGGATGGTATTACAAAAGAGTCAACAGACGTAGTTTCTGGGTCAGATAGATTAATTTGGCTTTGTACTAGCTTCTCTATATTTAAGATGAAGTCAGACGAAGAAATTGCCGATGATGATGAGGACAATGGTAATAGAAAGTTAGTTCCTATTGTAGCTCGACATGGTGCAGGACTGGACGATGGCGACTATATAAATATGAACATGTTTGGTAAGTTTGGCAAGTTGGTAGAGGGAGAGACTAGAAACGCTCTAAGAAAGAACTCTACCGTTCGAGATAAAGGCTTTGTTTCCGAAGATGGAGAGCAACCAGCAAATATTGAAGATCTCTAATCAGCTATTCTCAAAGCTCCCTGAGTTATTGAAATATCTTGAGATTGATTTTATTGAGTACCCTAACAGATATGCTTTTGCATGTCCAATTCA